CTGACCAGGGTCGATGCCCAGCACCTTGGGGGCGAGCTCGTCGTTCTGCTCCTGCCCCATGTCGCCCCACCTCCTCACGGCCTCATGGCCTCATGGTGCCCAGCGCATCTGGCGACGGTCCAAAGGGGTGTTTGCCGTACGTCGTGTCAACTCCCGCGACACCAGCGCCGCACAGCGCTCACAGTTGTCCCTGATCACCTGGGTCATCTTGCGGGCAGCGTAGGCGTTGAGCAAGTCCTGAGACGCCCGGTCGATCTCCGGGGAAGCAGCAAACCCGGCTTTGGCCTTGAGGACTTCCCCGGGCTTGGGGTTGGAGAGCACCAGCGCCTGCGCCTCCAGGCGCTTGACCAGAGCTTGAGCTCGTTCTTCCACCACCTCAGCGGTGGCGAACTCGGTGGCGGCATAGTTCTGCCAGGCCACGTACTCGGTGAAGATCTGCATCAGTCGCTCGTCCGACAGTATGGTGATATCACGAGGGAGATCAGGGATCTCGAACTCAGGACGGGCGAAGGGTCCTCCTCCGCTTGGCGGCGTTGGTGCGTTGGAGGAAGACCGTTGGCGGATGTACTTCTTCTTGGGCGGCGTTTCCATTGGGTGCTCCGATGTTCCAGCACGTTCGGCGGTACTCACAGGAGCGACAGATCTTGACCTGCGCATCCTCGGCCCATGACGGACGTTCCGGTGTGATACCAGTGCGGACTCCCTGCGCCACCTCGCGGACATCGTCCAGGCGGGCAGCGATGTAGTCCTTGTTGTAGCCGACCACGAACTCCTTGGTCTGCTGGGTGAACTTCGACTCGTAGATGAAGCAGATCTGCTCGTAGCGGGGGAACGACATCCACAGGTAGTACTGGCCCTGGCGCATGTGGCTGGGCAGAGGGCGCTTGATGTTGAACCAGATCTCCTCGGCCGGCGTACCGTCCTGGTACTGCTGGTAGAGGCGGGGGGCCTCGAACCGCAGGGTCTGGATGCCGATCGACTTGATCTCGACCAGGCCCCGCCAGTCCTCCAGGTGGACGGCGGCGTCAGCGTGGCCCTCCACGAGGTAGTTCTTGTGGCGCATCGGGAGCTCTCGGTACACGAGGCGGGGGCTCAGGCAGAACTGGCACACCTTGGGCGACAGCGCGCCCCACCGGTGGCCGCACTCCAGGCACTGCCAGTCCCCCCACAACACCCCCATCTCCCACAGCCACGTCTGGTACTTGCCGTGGATCGTGTGGCCCTCAGCGAAGGCGTTGGCCATCCGGAAGCTGGGGTTGGCCTGGCTCGTGCGATCGACGGGGACGTCGGTGATGCGGTAGTAGTCGTGCCGACCGCACCAGTCGTGCTTAGCCAGGTCGGAGGGGTGCATGTGGTGCATCGAGTGGTCGTCAGGACGGGCCTCGAACCCGGAGCGCATGACATGGCGCTCCAGGTGCGGCAGCAGGACCCCCTCGTCGCTGCGATAGGTGTCTTTGAGGCGCTTGAGGGCTGATGGGCGGATCAGCCTGGTCATGGGCTACTCCTGGTCCACGATGATGGTGTCCCGACCCATGTAGTTCCGGCGCTCGACGCGGTGCAGCACGGCGTCAGGGTGCTTGGTGCGGAACAGGTCGATGGCTCGCTCCAGCGACGACGTGATCACGGCCGTGGAGACGTTGGACCAGTACTTGTGCTGGTGGGCCTCGTCGGTGACCTCCTCGGAGGACTGGATCTCCCAGACGTGGCGGGGCCCACCGTTGCGGGTCGGGTAGTCGTCACTCATCAGGAGGCCTCATCTCATCGAAGTCGTCCTGTGTTATCACAACGAGATCGGTATCACCGATCCGGATCGCCAGGGCGGGCATCGCGCCCTCCATCATGGCGTTCTTCCGCAATGAGTTCCACACCGCCAGGCTCACGGAGATGCTGATACCGGCCGTCTGCTTGCACTCCCAGAGGATCCGGCGCCCCTCGCGTACGTCGTTGCGCTGTCGCCAGCCGCTGCCGGAACCTCGTGTACGAGCACCGGCCCGTCGCCGGGCGAGATCCTTCTCCTGCTGCTCCCACGGCTTCACTTGACCCGGACCAACCGCTTCTTGGCATTGGCCGGCAGCGGGGTACCGAGGACGTGGTGACGGACGTGGGCGTCGATCTCCCGTTGGAACCCCAGATCCTCCCGCAAACTGGCAAGAACGGGATCCTTCCCCACCCACTCCTGGTCCTGGTAGTAGTAGCGGCTGCCCCGGCGCTCGATGATGCCGTAGGTGGTGGCGATGTTCCACACCTCGGCCACCGAGTCGTACTGGCCGGCGACGAACGGGAAGTGGTCATCGAAGTAGAAGTCGGTGACGGCCACCCGGTGCGGCGGAGCCGTCTTGTTCTTCATCGTGCGCATCTTGATCGTCTGGCCCACCTTGACCTTGTTGGGGCCGTCGATGAAGCCGTCCCGGGCCACCTCGACCCTGGTGAAGTACGAGAAGTTCTTGCCCTTGCCGCCCGGCGTGGTGCGGGGGTCCCCGAACGACGTGATCGAGTCCCGCCACTGGTTGATGATCAGGCACAGGCAGTCGCGCTCGCCCACCAGGCGCCGCTGCGAGGGGGTGGACTTGCGCATCAGCTTGTTGGTCAGGCGAGCGCCCAGGCCGACCACCCAGTCGTCCATCGTGGCCTCCTCCTCGGCCCGGGGCACCAGCGCCGGGTAGGAGTCCAGCACGATGGCGTCGAAGGCCTTGGAGTCCAGGCCCTCGATCATGATCCCGTAGGCGTCCTCCATGATGTTCGTCTCGGCCAGGACGATGCGGCTGGTGTCGGCGCCCAGGGCCTCGGCCCACGGGACGTTGAAGTCCTCGCTGGCGATCCACAGGGTGCGGTGGTCGGGCTCGACCTGAGCCGCGGCCACCGTCTTGATGGCCATCACGGTCTTGCCGTGGGACTCCAGGCCGATGATCTCGTTCCACACGTTGTGGGGCCAGCCACCGCCCAGGGCCAGGTCGAAGGCCAGGGAGCCGGTGGAGGTGCGGGTGAAGGTCTGGACGGTGTTGGCGTAGCGCAGCGTCTCTGACTTGAGACGCTTGTTGATCCGGCCGATGATCTCATCGATGTCGGGGCGGGCGGGGGCGGCTTGGGCGGGCACGCCGGGATGCTACGCCCCCCAGGAGCTCGCCTGCCCTTGCTCGAACAGACCGTTGTATCCACATGTGAAGCAGTGCGGTGCTGGTGGGGGGCCCCGTCGCTTCTTCCCCGACAGATCCTCGAAGAACAGCGCGGCCCCGCAGTTGGGGCACGGATCCGGGTTGAGCCGGGCGCCCTCGCCCGGGGTGGCCCGACCGGTGGCCTCCTGCATCTGGAGGAGTTGCGTGGTCGACACCGACTCCTGCTTCTGCCCGGTGGGGGGAGGTGGTGGCGGTTCCTGCCTAACCGGGGTTTGAGTTTGTGGGGCGGAGACGTAGTAGGTGCTGCTCGTGTTGGGTGGGTACGTGACCGTGCCGTTCCACGTCTGCTGCACCGGCTGGGGTTGCGGTCGAGGGGCCTCTTGGCCGCGTGCTCGGGCCAGCGCTCGTTGGTACCACGCTGAGTTGTCAGTCACGACTGGAGAGTATGGACCAACCGCGACGCTTCCACGAGAAACGAGATGAAGGCACCGGACAGGCCTTCGAGGAGCGCTTCGGGCAATTCGACGCTGGCCAGGGAACTAGCAACTCCCTCGGCGTAAGCGTCAGCCAGAGAGGTCACTTCCACGATGGTCGCACGGTCCAGGACACCGAGGGCCATGAGCATCAAAGTAACACAGGACTCGCAGAACGGGCAGGTCTGACCATCGTGCTGACACGAGCTCGTCATTTGCCCTTCGCCTGCGACCACGAGTAACCAACTCCTGCCGAGGCCAGCAACGGAATCTCGTCCCCCAGGATGGGGCCGCCATCGCTGTCTCTGATGTCTCCCATCGTAGAGACGACGATGGGAAGAACCTCATCCACCCAGTCCTCCTGGCAACAGACAACGATCTCGTCGTGCACCTGGACCACCATCCACGCTGGCAACTCAGCCAGGTTGGAGTGCAGGCCCAACATGGCCATCTTGGTGATGTTGGAGGCGAAGCCCTGGATGATGGCGTTGATCGCCTGACGCTCCGCTCGCCAGCGCTTCCAGTCCTCGGGGTTGTAGAGATCCGGGAGCCGGCGCAACCGTCCGATCGGGGGGATCAGCACCGCTGGCGGTTGGGAGATGAAGTTGGCACGGTCACCACGAGCTCGGGCTTCCCGCAACATGCGGGCCTTCCACGGCTTGAGGGCGGCGAACTGGGCGTAGTAGCGGTCGAGGAACTGCTGGCCGCGGGCCTCGGAACCGCCGGCCACCGAGGCGATCTTGCCCTTGGTAGCGCCGTAGAGGGTGGCGAAGTTGAGCGTCTTGCCAACCTGGCGCAAGTCCGGCGTCACGTCCCCGACCGGGATCCGCAACGCGGCCGCCGTGGCCTGAGCGTGGATGTCAGACCCCTGTTTGAAGACCTGGGTCATCACCGGGTCGCCGCTCTGGTGGGCCACGCAGCGGAGCTCGATCTGGTCGTAGTCGGCCACGATCAGGACGTGACCGGGTCCGGCCACGAACAGGTCCCGGATCCGCGAGCCCCGGGGAAGCTGCTGGAGGTTGGGGCTGGCACTTGATAGACGGCCCGTCACGGTGCCGTGTTGCTTGAATGAGGTGTGGATCGTCGGTAGGCCCCGTTCGTGGGGCGTCAGCATCTTGCTCAGCCCCTCCACGAACGTGCCCCGCAACTTCTCCAGCAGCGACCACTCCAGGAACCACTCGGCCATGTGGTTGCCCCGGTCGGCGTAGTACTTGAGCACGGCCTGGGTGACCTGGGCCACGTGCGTCTCCTCGGTGCGGCTGAGCACCCGCAGGTTCTGGCTTCGCAACTTGGTACCAGGGATCTTGCGCGCCTTGTCGAGGTCCCAGGTCGGCGCCGGGCGGCCCTCCCCGAACATGATCCAACGCTTGGCCTCGGTGTTGGACAGCGGGAACTGACCGCCGGCGGCGATCCAGCATTGCTCTTCGAGCTCGTGGAGGCGCTGCTCCAGATTGGCCTTGACCTGACCCAGGTTTGATCCGTCCACGCAGAACCCGGCCTGCTCGATGTCCATCAGCACCGGGTACACCGACATCTCGAAGTCGTAGATGGGTTGCAGCCCGCGAGCGATCAGCCGTGGGTAGAAGAACTGGAACTGCAACCAGCAGTAGCGGATGTCCTTGGCCAGATAGCGGGCCACCTCATCGAGGCCGAAGGAGTCGACGCCGGCCTTGCCGAGGTTGGGGTAGAAGCGCTTGCGCCGGTGCAGAGGGATGCCCAGCCAGTCCATCGTCAGCGTCTTGAGGGTGTAGTCGGGCAGGTTCTCCGTCAGGACGTGGCGGATCAGGATCGTGTCGTGGTACGGGCCCGGTGGGATCTCGCCGCCGTAGTACTTGGCGATCGTCTGGAGGTCGAACTTGACGTTGTGCCCCAACTTGGCCCGGTCGCTGAACAGCAGCGGACGGACGGCCTCGAACACGGCGGCGGGGCTCAGTTGAACCGGCGGTGACGCGAAGGTGGCCGGCACGGTGTGCTCGACCATACGCATGGAAACTTGACCGGTCTTGGTCTTGCTTCGAGGGTCGTCGGCGCCGTAGAGCATGCAGGCGGGCGTCTTGTCCCTGTGCTCCCGAACCAGCGTGACACCCTTGGGATGACTGAGTGGGATGAGGTAGACCTGGCCCGGACCCCCGATGCCGAGCCAGGTCACCTCATTGGTACGAGGGTTGGGGTTGTCCTTGACCTTCTCCCTCGTCTCGACGTCGATGCACACGACATCGGTTCGAGACAAGCGCTCGACGGCGTCGTGAACCTCAGCGATGTCGGTGATGACGTGCGGCAAGCGCACGGCGATCAGCCCTCGTAACCGCCACCGTCATCCGCGACGAGCTCCTGCGCCAACTCCCGGAGCCGGCGGATCGGCTCGACCTTGACGATGTCCTCGGTGTAGAGCGTGAGCCGAGCGAGATCGTCGTCCTCGGGCGGCGTCACGTCGTAGTCCTCGGAGAGCGAGGTCTTGCGCACCGGGCTGACGTTGTACTGGGTGTTGGACTTCTTGCCGGTCTTCGACACCAGGAAGAAGTGCCGCGACAGCGGGGAGATCTTGGGGTCGTTGGCGTAGCCCTTCAACACGTTGAAGAGCCGAGCTCCGACCTCCCAGGACTTGAGGATCACCTGGCCGTCTTCGGACACCAGGGCCACGTTGAAGCAGGAGACGGCCTGGGGGCGGTCGCCGGCCTCGCACAGCGGGCAGGCCTCGTTGAAGCTCAGCGGGCACGTGTAGGCCCGTACGGTGCGCTGGCCGGAGTCGTTGGTGCCCTCGATCCAGTGCCGGCGGAAGCTGGCGTAGGGGCTGTCTTCGAGGAACTTGATGACCTGGGACGTCTCGTCGGGCCGGAACGCCTGGGCGTAGTCCGACGTCGACTCCATCACCTGCTGGCCGCCGGTCCAGCCTCGCTTCAAGCGGGGCTTGGCGCCGTTGCCGTTGCGGGCGGCGGGCTGTTCGAGGGGGGCGTCGTCGTCGGTGTCGGGGGCCTGCGGGAAGTCGTCTTCGTCAGGCTCGGCCTGAGCAGCGGGAGTGGTGGGGCGGGAGACGCGCTTGGTGGGCGCGGGGGTGCGCGCAATGCGCTTGGTGGGCGGCATGTTGGGCGGTGCTTTCTGGTGGTGGGTGTGTTGGTGTGGTCACCCGTGCAGTTCGTTGCAGAGACGGGCTACGTCCTCTGCGAAGGCCGGCGTCGGAGGCTTCTTGTTGAGGATGACCCGGTGCCGTTTCGCAAGGGCGAGTATCCCATCGATCTGCGCCCGAGTCCACAGCCGGCGGCCCTTGTCGGAGCGTCCCCCGGCCACCCGCCCGTTGGTGCGGGGGGAGCGGTAGCCGGAGTTGGGCAGCAGGCCCTGGTCCTCCCAGGAGCGGATCGACTGCACGCTGTAGCCGAGGGCCTTGGCCAGGGCGCTGATGAAGAAGAACTCCCGGCGCTCGCCGCGCACGAGGTAGAAGGTGGGTTTGGCATCCCATACCTCGGTTTCCATCGACGCTCGTGGACCGTCCCGGTTGACCGGCTTGCGCCGGCCGGGGTAGTCCAGGTCATCGAACCCCTTGAGTAGGTCACTCATCCATCACCTCGTTCAGCATGCGTTCGGTCGCCTCCCTCCAGCGTAGGAGGGACAGCACATGCTTCGTTGGTATCACACCCTGGGGGTACAGCATGTTGATGACCGCGAACATCACGTCGTCGGCGTGCAGGGGGTCCTCTTCCAGCACCGAGGGGGTGGACAGTAGCTGACGCAGGTGCTCCCGCCCCTTCGAGGCGCTGGCCTGGCGCCGCTGCAAGGTCCGGGTGGCCTTGCCCTTCACCCCGTGGGCCGACAGACGGTGACGTCCGAGGCCCTGCTTGGTGGTGAAGGGGCGACCACACTCGGGACAGGCGTACTCGGGCGGCGCCAGACCCGACAGTGGGTGCGGTGGGTGCTGCTCATCCAGAGACGGCGGCATCACCAACCCCCGGCTGTCGTCGCTCATGCGCTCCGTCCTCGCCTCCGAGCCGCCGGCGCAGCCTCACCACGAACGGCGCGAGCTTCCCGGATGCGCTGCTCCAGCAGCATCAGGCGGAACTGAGCTCGGTCGGGACGCTCACCCCGGCCGTAGCGGTAACCCTCGGGGTAGCTGTAGTTGCGCTGGATGACCTGACCCTGGGATCCGATGACGTCCCGTCGTTCCGTCCCGCACCGCTCGCACCGCAGCACGAGCGGGGTACCGAACAGGGGCGTCCAGTCGGAGTTGTCGTAGTCGAACCACGAGTGTCCGTAGGTGTTGCAGCGGGTGTACTGGGTTCGGTCCCACTGCGGAGTTGTGAGGTCGGTCATCCCGGCGGATGTTACTAGGAACAACCACCGGGAAACCAACCTCAGAGGTTCAGATCCTGGCCCTCGTACACGGGGAGCATGTCCGCGATCATCTTCTCGATGAGGAAGTTCTTGCTCACCCGACGGCGAGCCGACTCCTCATCGACCCGAGTGCGCAGATCCTCGGGCAGGCGGATCTGGATCTGGCGGCGCTCTTCGTCGTAGGCGCGGGGGCGACCGCCGACCTTGGCCCGGACCGGCGTGGCCTTCTTGGTGGTGGACGGTCGGGCCACCGTCTTCTTGACGGTGGCGTTGGCCTTGGTAGGGGCCTTCTTGGTAGCAGTGGGCATGGTGGTTCAATCCTCCAGGAGTTGAAAGGCGAAGGTGGGATCACCCTCGTCGTACAGGGCGTTGAGGTCGTCGTCGCTGATCCGCTTCTCGAAGTTGGCAGCGAGGAGGGCATCCTCGTTGATCACCGTGATGGTGGTCGTGCACTCCTCCCACAGCTTCCGCCGACGCCGCAGGAAGGTCATCGCCCGCTCCTCGTTGAGGACCAGGGTGCCCTTCCGGCGCTGTCGTTGGATGCCAGAGACGTGCTTCTCCACGGCCAGTTCGCCCCGGTAGGACGTGAACGGGAGAGGAGTGTCCAGCAAGAGGGTGCGGTGGCCCGTCGCCGGGTCCTCCTCCCCTGCCTGCTCCAGGAAGGCCATCAGGCCGCCCTTCAACTGGCCCTCGTGGTACTGGGCCCGTTCCCGCATGCTGCGGTTGAGCAGGTACTCCCGCACCACCCCGATCATGTCGGGGATCGACGGCTTGCGCCGAAGAGTGCGAGTTCTTGTTGGCATGTCTACCACTATACCCCCATGAAGACGAACTACCACCTCATAGCGGTCGTCACCCTAGTCTGGGGGCTCGTGGTGGGAGCGGTGGCGTGGTGGGCGTTGTCGGCGCCGCCCACCATCGCCGGCCGCTGATCACTCCGGGTCGTGGGCCGCCCGCGTGACGCCGGCCGCCCGCAGCACGGACGCCGGCACGCCGATCTCCCGCCACGTGGCGTAGGAGATGCCGTTGCGGACGCTGTAGTTGGCGGCCACGGCGATGAACGCCTGCTCGTAGGAGGACATGTCGCCGTTCTCCTCCATCCCTGAGAGCTCGATGCCCAGATCCCGCCGCTCCTGGAGCATGCGCAGTTCCTCGATCGGCTCGGCGTCGATCAGGGCCTCTTCGATGGCGACCAGGCGCTGGTTGATGGTGTCGGGGGTGCGCTTGCGGCCCCGCTTGGGGCGGTGGTCACGCAGGGCGCTGAGGTAGTCGCGCACGGCACGGCCCTCGTTGCGGCCGATGGCCAGGGCGTCCTTGTGCTCCTGGGACATCCGCATTCGTTTCTGCTTGGCAGGGGTTGCAGGTTCTTGGGTCATAGTGCGAACGTTACCACCGCTTTAGCAACTATGCACCGTCAAGGAACTCGCGTAAGGACTCCAGGTCCAGTGAGATACCCCCGGTCTTGCCGTCGAACTCCCCGTCGAGGAAGGCCCTGGCCACCCGCATCTTCTGGGCCAGCATGCGGTACATCCGCTCCTCGATGGTGCCCTGGCCATACATGTAGGCAATCTGGATGGAGGAGAAGGCCGAGTTGGTGCGGTCGATGCGGGCCACCCGCTGAGCCAGGGCCCCGCCGGACCACGGCAGGTCGTAGGACACCAGGTGGGAGCCCTGGTTGAGGTCCACCCCGTAGGCGCCGGCATCCGAGGACAGGAAGATGCGGCACTTGGGGTCGGTGTTGAAGGACTGGATGGCGTGGTCCCGCTGGCGCCCGGTCACGGTGCCGTCGATGAGCACCGACTGGGACTGGGCGCCGGATCGAAGCTGGGCTTGGAGGATCCGTAACGTGGGTTTGAAGTACGAGAAGACGACCACCTTGTGCCGGCGGTCCTCGTCCAGGATCTGCTCGACCATCTCCACGAGGGCGTCCAGCTTCTCGGTGTGCAGCGGCAGGTTGTCGAGGAGGCCCTGGGCTTTGAGCGTGCTGGCGTACTCAGACCCCTGTTTGGAAAGGGGGCTGTCGAACTCGTCAGCGCTCAGCCTCAGGAGGTGCGGGTGGCTGGAGATCATCCGCATGGCCAGGAGGCGGGTCATCACCTGTCCCATGGCCGTCATCTGCTCGCCGTGCTCGGTCGCGCCGTAGTGTGCGAGCACATCGAACTTCCCATGGGCACCAAGTCCGATGGCCGTGTCGATGGCCGCCGAGAGGTCGTCGCGGATGTGGTTGTGCAGCTTCATGACCGGGGCATCCAGGACCACCGGAACCTCGATCTCGATCCGCTCCGGTAGCCACTCAGCAATGTCCTCTCTCGACCGCCGGAACATGGCCGGCTCCATCACCCGCTGGAGGGTGGGCAGGTTCTTGTAGCGCTTCGGCTTGCCCCAGTGGTCCCGGGTGATGAAGGCCCGGTCGAAGCGGTGGAAGCCGCCCAACACCTCGGGGTCGATGAATTGCATCACGCTGAACAACTCTTCGGGCTTGTTCTCCACCGGCTGGCCCTACAGCCCGAAGCGGTGGTCGGTCTGGCGGCCGAGCAGCTTGGCCCGCTTCGACGTCTTGGCCGTGAAGCCATTGATGGCCGTCACCTCATCGAGGATGATGAAGTCGATCCGCAGGTTTCCGGTGATCTCTTCCCAGTCGTTGACCAGACACTG